AGAAAGAGATCAGAGATCAATGGAGGTACACCACGTACACCCGATACACCTCTCGATAACGAGACGAAAGACCATGACGCCATCCTGGAATCCACTGGGCAGACTTGGAACGAAGTGGAATCGGAGCGCAAGAAATGATAGAATTCCCCCCAGGAGTTCAGCAGGCCATCGAAGAACTCCGCATCCGCGAGGACCCGTCTACAGTCCAGATCCTGCACCACGACGTCCAGCTTCGCCGCATGGTGGCAGTATGGTCCCTGCTAGGGCTCCGCTATGGACGCATGCGTACGGCCCGTAGGCCAGACGACAGAGCCGTACACGCCACGAGAGATTGGATTTGGCATATGGTAAACCTGGACAGGATCAGAGCCGTCGAATCGATCAGAGGAGTCATGGGATTCGCGTTTCCGGCGGGTGCGGTGCTAAATAGGGTGATCCAGTCCGCTTTAGCATTTCCAGACGGGACGATTAACATCACGGCAGAACGATACCTCAAGGCCAAGACAGGACAAATCCTCAAGCGGCTGCAATCCGCGATACCAGATAAATCCGATCAGAAGGATCGTGGGGGGGGGAAGAAGCGATGACGAACCAGCGGAAGACGCCTAAGACGAAGCTCAATGTTACCGAACGGAAGGTGCGTTCGATTTTGGTGCGTGAGAATGGGCGCAAGATCACACAGCAGAAGATCGCTGATGAACTTGGCGTGTCGAGGTTCACGGTTTTCAGCGCGCTTCAGGCGATCAGACGTTTTTATCCGCTGCCGATGGAGAGTGAGTTCATCGAGAAGGCTGAGATCGAGCGGGCGATCGGGTGGTATGATGATTTGATCCAGACGCTCAGCGAGGAACTTGAGTTGAACGATGCGCAGACGAAGGACAACGCTGAATCGCCATATATAATCGGATTTCTCAATGCGAGGCTTGGCTTGCTGAATCAACTGCGTCAGGCGCAGCAGGACCGCGAGTCATTCTTGATGAAAATCGGCCTTGTGCAGAGGGCACCCGATGAGCTTATCTTGCGGAAGAAACGGGTCGGCGAGATGAGTTCGGATGAGGTTGCCGAAGAGATCGCAGTCCTGAAGTCGAAGCGCAAGGAGCTTGAGGATGGCGGACCCCCGGGCGATGCTGGAGGTGGAGAGGGGGCTGTACCTTGCCAACCTGGGCCAGACGATACGATACAAGGGTCCTGACAAACTTCTACAGTTCAATGCCTTGTGCTGGCTCGCCAGAACGCTCGGATACCATATATATGAGCCGCATAAACGGATTATAGCCCATCAGAACCTGACCGCTTTCGGATCGAGAACAGCTGATCTTACCCTTGGCTTTCGCGGTCTCGGGAAATCCACTATCGGCACGTATACCAGAGTGATTAAGTATATCATCGACGATCCGAACATACGGATCTTGTTGATCTCCGACACCCAGGACGCTTCCGAGCGATTCTTGCGGGAGATCAGGAGCCACCTACAGCACAACGAAGATTTGATAGAGATATTCGGGCCGTTCTTCAGGTCTGATCAGCATTCCGACCTCGGGCGTTACCGCGATAGCTATGCTACCATCCTCCAGCGGACGAACAGGACTATCTCCGAGCCTACAGTGACTTGCAAGGGTATCGGCGGCCAGGCTGCGTCCCAGCACTTCGATGTGATAATCCCAGACGACATGGTGACCATCCGCAACTCTCGGACGCCGACCCAGAGGGCGACCGTTGATGCTTGGCATAGTTCGACCCTGATAGGCTGCGGACTGGAGCACACCAATGTCCATTATCTCGGGACCAGATACTATCCACATGACAAGTACGAGGATCTTGAGAGAGGCCGCGTCGATGAGCAGATAGGCATCCTCGCGAGTGCGACCCTGAAGATCCCCGCAATCGTGCAGGACAAAGTGACGGGAGAAGACAAGTCGTCACTCCCGGAGCGGTTCACCCTTGAATATCTGCGGTGGCTGGAGCGCCGCATGGGCCACTATCACTTTTCATCCCAAATGCAGCAAGACACCAGCGCGGGAGAGGGCCTAGTGTTCAACTATTCTGATTTCATGTGGTATGCGACAGATGACGACGAGGAAGTGTCCGAAGGTCTGGATGAGCGTCCGAGGAGCAATGAGTTGGCCGTCTTCCAGTTCTCCGATCTGACCTCGAAAAAGACAGACGTCGGCGCGTTCTATGTGTCAATAACTATCGGAGTCACCCAGGAGCATGAGACCGGCAAACGCAAGGTCTATGTCTTGGACATCGAGCGCAGCAGGTGCGGTATGGAGCAGCAGCGCAACTCCATCCTCGCGGCAATCCAGAAGTGGAACCCGATATCACATGGAGTCGAAGCCGTCGCCATGCAGGCGGGATTCGCGGAAGAGATCGGGGAACGTTACGATCGGAGGGTGATCCCGGTCAAGGTCGAGACAGATAAGGTATTCCGCGCTCGCAAGGTCGCGCCGGTGTTTGAGGGCAACAGAGTATATTTTCCATATCCTAACTCAATGTTAGGACGGAGAATGAATCCTGTGATCGACGAACTATGCAGTTTCCCGGACTCGGAATACAAAGATTGCGTTGATGCACTCGTCGGTGCTATAACGTTGGCTTTGTATGGAGGCGGGCCTGCTGCGTACGGTAGTGTTGATGATGGCGGCGATGGGAACAAGTGGGAAGACGGAACCGGCTTGAGAGGATCTTACTAGGAGGCTGAGATGACTAATATCCCGATGAACCAGACAGAGAACATCTATGCGATGTCGCCCACTTACGATTTCAGGGCCACCGTTGACGTCACACGCCATACGAAGGCCATCTACATGGTCCTTAGTACGAATGTCGCGGCGACAGTGCCGAACTCGATTACGGCGGGGAACATCACAGTGCGCGTCGGCGGGCAGTTCTATCCGCTCCGGGTCAAGGCTGCGGTCACGATAGCTGGCTACGATGTGATCTACTGTTACTAGGAGGCTACCATGAAGCTAGGCTTTGGCTTTAGCCTATCTGATTCGTTAATCATCGGAAGCACGGCGATAGAATATTACAATGAGCTTCTTGATACGCAGGACTATTCGACCGGGAATTGGATTGTCAACAATCTGACCAAACTGAGTGATGGGGTTGGCGAGGCACCCGACAGCGGCGATACTCAGCGATGGGCGACTAACCCTGGAGGATATAACTGCTGGTTCGAGCAGACCATCACTGGCTTGGCCGGGCGACATATTTTTTCATGGCACGTCAGGTGGCCAGACGACGAACCGTCAGAGACTTACCAGTTCGGCTTGCATCTCTATGATCTGACGGACGTGGTTGATTGGACGGCGAAGTTCTCTTGGCTCAAGGGTGATGTGCCTCACGCTGGATGGGGCACTGCCGATGCGAAGGGTCGTACCGACGAGGGTGGAGGCTGGTATCGGTTCTATCTCCGCCAGAACAGCGACCTGGAGGGTCACAGCCTGAAGATCGCATTCAAGCCTGACTTCTATAACTGGCGAGATTATTCGATGTACGCTTGGGGTGTCCAGGGCGAGGCGACGCCCGACGGCACTGTCCCGTCAGCGTATCAGCCGAGGGGTGGCGCTTGATGTTTGGCTTCGGCTATAGATTGATTATTCCTGGTGCTGGTATGGACCGGACTGCTATTCCTCCGGTCGATTTGGTTTCATGGACGTACTATACTGAGGCTTTGTCTACAGTTACAGGTCGTGTCACCACGACGGCTATCCTGTCCGGCCCACAATACCCGGCTGCCGGATATGGGACTATCAGATTCAGATTTACTCATACACCGACTGACCCGGATCTAGTGATTACATCGAATTGGGGTCGTGTTGATCTGTTCCCAAACCATCAAACGATCACCAACATAACCGGGAGTCAGTATCTTGGGAAGATTTATGGCGTAGTTGAATACGAAGTCAAAGTCGGCGGTGTGACGATCATCCCATGGAAGATCAGAGTTGGTACTACCCTAATCATCCCTGCATACGGCGGGGCTCCGCATTCCTGGCCCTAGGAGGCTATGATGAAGCTGTATGATAGAATATCGCTAGCACTTAGCAGCGGTCGTGCCGCGTGGGGTATCTCCAGGACTGGGGACGCGCCCGTGACGCTGAGTGAGTCAGCCATGTCGGAACTAACATCTGAGATGGACGGCTACACGATGGTAGGTGGAAGCAGGATAGATCTGAAGCCATGGGACCAGACAAAGATGCAGAACGTCGCGTTGCATCTCTACCGGCACAATCACATGGCGAAGCGCCTACTTGAGATCATCATAGACTTCTGCCTTGGCGACGGTCTCCAGGTGTCGGCTGTGCATGATAACGAGAATACGGAGGCGGCAATCCAGGACGTCCTCGATGCATTCTGGAACGACCCCATCAATGACATGAATCGCTACAACGCGCAGCGCCTGACCGAACTGAATTTGTGGGGCGAGATCTTGATGCCGGTGACGGTGAACGGCTTGGGTGACGTCAGGCTAGGCTGGATCGATCCCGTGAATATCTATGCGATCGAGCCTGACGCGGTGACGAAGCGTCCCGGCAGAATCGAATTATCGGACCAGGCGGCTAATGAGGTCGGCAAGAAGTTTCTCGAAGTCATCCGGTATTCACAGTCGGAGGACATGATAGTCGGCGATGCCTTCTACCACTCGATCAACACGGTCGCTACTGGCAGGCGCGGCGTGAGCGAATACTTCAGCAGCGCCGACTGGTTTGATGTCTATGACGAGACGATGAAGACCAGCGCGGATCGCTCTAAGGTCATGCTCCAGTATATTTGGGATGTGACGCTTGATGGCGCTAGTGATGCTGAGATTAAAGAGTTTCTGAAGGCGCAGAAGCCGCCGAAGCCGAACAGCATCCGAGCGCACAACGAGAAAGTCAAATGGGAAGCGAAGTCGCCAAATCTAGGAGCACACGAAGCAAGCCGCCATCTTAAAGATCTCAAGCATCTGATCATCGGTGGGTTCGGGTATCCGGCCCATTGGTTCGGTGCCGGTGACGATGCGAATCTTGCCACGGCTGAGGTCATGGCGGAGCCTACGCGCAAGGCATTGCGCCGGAAGATGCGACAGTACACCTATCTGCTATCCGATATCCTGCGATTCGTGATCGTCCAGAAGATTAGCGCCGGGAAGCTGCTTGGCGTCGATCCGCTACGGGAGTGCTTCAAGATCGATACGCCGGACATCGGCGGCAGCGACGTGGCGAAAATTGGCGCGGCGCTACAGCAGATCACAGCTGCGGTGACCATGGCGGTTGACAACGCTTTGGTCACAGAGGACACCGGACGGGCGATATTCGCGGCCATCGCCGGGATGACGGGGATCGATGTCGATCCTATCGCGGAAAAGAACAAACTGGACGCGGAGCAGGATAAAAAGAGCAAGGACGATCAGGCGAAACGTGCGGATGAGGTCATGCGCATGAATGCCATGCTGATGGGCGTGGCCGATGCCAAGCAGCCCGTTAGCCCGGGTGGAGAGGATGTCTAGGGAAAGCTTGTATCGCCAGCGGGTTAGGCTATCCGTGAGACGATGGCAAGAGGACAGGATTGCGGTGAACCGCGAGATCCGGGCTTTGCTGCGGCTGTCAATGGATGGCATCCGCTCTCAACTGCTGAGCGCAACCGAATGGGACATCTATCACGGCGAACAGGTCATGCAGGGTCTGGAACAGACGATCCGCAATCTGAACGATGACATGATCAGCGCGTTCCGTGACCAAGCCAATCGCGCCAGCACCCTCGCACTCGCGGGCGTGGACGACCCACTCGTCAGCATGGGTTTTAATGCCAGCATCTATCCGCACGCGCCGCCCGTGGCACATCTAAACTTGATTAGCCGCGTCTTGCCGAACCAGATCGTAGATATCACGACTGAGATACAGAAGAGCGTGCAACAGGTTTTCCAGCAAGTGCTTATGGGGGGGGCGAGCACGAGGGATGCGATAGCGAAAATCGGCGAGCTAGTCGGACCGCTCGACGGCCCGAGGGGGTTAATGAAGCCCGGTCAGATCATGCCTCGCGCAGAGGTGCGCGCGAGGACGATCTTCCGCACAGAACTTAACCGTGTCGGCAACATCACGGCCCGCGTGAGGATCGACGAACTGGCAGAAAGGGACGCCGGTATTGGCAAGCAATGGCTGCACTTCCCGAGCCATGCGCCTAGAGACAACCACGCAGCCCTGCACGGGACGGTAGTCTACCCGGCCAAAGGTGAGAAATTCGTTGTTGCGGGGATCAAAGTAGATGGCCCGCATGACCCAATGTTACCAGCCAGCGAAATCGTCAATTGCCATTGCAAGGTGGTCGCATATTATGATCCCGATGCGCCGGGTATGGATATGGACCCCATATTGGCGGATCAAGGTGCCGGGCTGGAGGATGTGAGATAATTAAATGTTGACAGGGAAATGTCGCGTGCTGCACTTTCGCCACAGCTAGCGACAGGGGCGGGGCGGGTTTGGCATTGGCTCGCTCCGCCCACATGAACGAGGAGGATCAGATGGTAAAGCGCAAGGTGGGTAAAGCCGGTCCGTATGGCGTCGAGACAGACGTCCAGAAGGAGAATACCCCGGAGACCGAATCTTCTGCCATCACTTCGAAGACGCTTGGCAATGTGTCTGTGAAAGACGATACTGTTCCGGACGGACCATTGCTCGGCGCATCCCAGAAACCGAACACCCCGTGCTTCGATTACGACCCCAAGACGATGCAGCCGGTGCTCAACGACGAACCGATCCTGACGGAAGTCGAGAAGAAGGGCGTTAAGATCGTCCTGACTGGCTACGGCAGGCAGATCTATTGTTGCACCTTGGACGATTACGAGGCGAAGTTCGGGCCGCTGCCAGTTGACAGGGCTGTGTACGAGCATTTCTATCCGCACGCGAGCTAACCAGGGGACAACTGGAAGTTAGGCGATGCTGTTACATCACCTGGTCGAAGCGATCAGGGGCAAGGACGAGACAGGGCCGCCAACCGCATGGCGGACGCGACTGATTCGGGCCGGGACATCCAAGAATCGCTACCGCTACAGCCTCGGCGTGCTGCATGAAGCAGCACCGCTATTCGAGGGCGTGCGTGCGCTCGCGCGATCAGATGAGGATCACGTCAAGGGCGTGGGGCATGCAGCCAAGAATATCGTCGGTTGGTTTTCCTCCCCGAAGCCCTCGCCCGAGGGCGTAGACGCTATCTTCAACATCAGTGAAGCAGCCGGATGGCTCAAGACCATGCTCTGGGACGCTTGGGAGCGCGGTAAGAAGGACATCATCGGATTGTCTATCGTTGCTGAAGGCGGCGGCGACAGTTCCTACACCCGGACCAGCGATGGGCTGGTCAGAGACGTGCAGAAGATTGCCAAGGTCCACTTCGTGGACGTGGTAGTCAACCCAAGTGCAGGCGGCGGGTTCATCGGACTCGCAGAAGCAGACGACCCAGACGGAAGGACCACGGTCATGATGGAGCAGATCCTGAAACTGATCGAGGCTCTTGACCCGGTGAGGTTCAAGGAGATCGATACGACCAAGGTCACGGAGGCTGAGGTCATCGCTATCCTGGAAGCCATCCAGAAGGAAAAGAGCAAGGCACCAGATCCCAAGCCCGCAGACCCCAAGCCGGACCCCAAGCCCGGCGACAGTGCGGCGACGATCATCGCGGAAGCGTTGAGCGGATTCAAGGCGGAGATCGCCGAGGCCAAGAAGGGCATGCTCGAAGAACTCGCCAGGCAGAACATGGAGCACATGGTGCAGGCCCTGCTGTCCGAGTCCGATCTACCTAAGGCGGCTCAAGATCGCGTGCTGGATTGCGCCCGGCGGTCGGATGACATCAGTAAGGTCACGGCCACGGAGATCCAGAAGTTCATTACCGCAGAGGCCGAGTACCTGAACCTGCGGAAGTCGTGGTCCGGGCCTGGTTCGTCCAGTCATGGCGTGTGCGTGGGTGCGGACAGCCTGGACAAATGGAAGGCATCCCTGTTCGGGCTAGTCGAAGGCGTCGACGAATATCCGATCAGCGAAGCCAAGGGTGCCGCTACCGTTCCCGCGTTCAACAGCATTCGCGAGGCGTATATCACGCTGACCGGAGACGATCAACTGACGTTCGACCTGGCGCATGCGCGCAACCTGCGTGAAGCGACAATACAGGTCTCCACATTCACCGTGATCCTTGGTGATGCCTTGCGTCGTTCGATGCAAAAGGAGTTCCGCAAGGCTCCTTACGACCAGTGGCGCAAGATCGCTGATGTGGTCCCGGTTCAAGACTTCAGGACCAACTATCGCCCGCAGCTCGGAGGGTTCAGCGATCTGGTGTCCGTCGCCGAGACTGTGGCTTACGCTGCGTTCACCACTGCGCCTGGGGAGTTCGTCCCCCGGTACAGCGTGACCAAGTACGGTCGCTTGCAGGTGATCACGCTCGAAGCGATCGCGAACGATGATGTTGGTCTGATTCGGCGCATGCCGCAGAAGATGGGCCGCGCAGCTGCGCGCACCCTGAACGCTGTTGTATGGACGCCGATCACGACCAACGCCGCGTTCTCCTATACCGGGACCGATGTCGATACCCTGTTCCATGCCAATCACGGCGGGAATCTAGGCAGTTCGGCGCTTTCCGCGTCCGCCCTGCTGGCCGCGCGGAAGGTCATGATGAAGCAGACGGAGCAGAACAGCTCTGAGCGCCTGAACATCGGGCCGAAGTATCTGTGCGTTCCCGTCGATCTGGAAGAGTCTGCTTACGAACTGTGCTACAGCACCGGCAAGCCGGTTCTCTCGACGGACACTTCAACCTCCAGCAGCATCAGCGACAATGCCGGTCAGCCGAACTTCCTGCGGAAGATCGGGGTCGAACCGCTGGTGATCCCGCATGCGACCGATACGAATAACTGGTACATGGCCGCCGACAAGGCGGACATCCCGATCATGGAAGTAGGCTTCCTCGGAGGCCGCCAGGAGCCTGAGTTGTTCGTCCAGGATCTGCCCAACGTAGGGTCCATGTTCGACAGCGATCAGATCACCTACAAGGTCCGCCACATCTATGGCGTCTGCGCCCAGGAGTGGAGGGGCCTGTACGGCAGCGTGGTAGCATAAACCAAAGCCTGTAAGGAGGCTGACATGAGGACTCTGATGACCCTGATGCTCGTCCTACTGGCCGCCGGTACGGCGACCGCGCAGCCCTACGAGTGGATAGACGATCTGAATCTTCCGGAGACGGGAGTGTATTGGGAGTACCTTGGCTATGCGGCAGCGACGGCGGACACGTTCTGGACGGTAGCTCCCACACTGGCCGCTGGTACGGCGAGTGCTGCGACCGGATATTACGCTCCGAAGTCCGTCCCGCGTGGTTTCGACTCCACAGGTAGTGTGATCAAGACGACACGCAAAGTCCGCTTTTTCGTGGTTACGGGGATAGGTGAGTTCGCTGCACAAGTGTATCAGAACGGTCAGGCTGCGCCGACTGCTGGTGCCACTGGTGTTGGATATGCCTATTATGATTCGAACCTGTGGAACAAGGCCGATATCGTGATCGGCGCTGGACAGAACTCTAACCTGTTTACGACCGGGTTCGCCGTGGAGTGGCCCGACACCCTGCATCTGACCGGCCTTGAGGCAGGCCAAGCCGACAGCGTGAAGGTCTATGTAGGGTACTAACTGCGCCTGATCATTTGCCCCCTGGGCGCACGTGAGCGGGGAGAGCGGTTGATGCGCCTGCTCTCCCCGTCTTTCTTAGGAGGACGCGATGGCGGATAATGTTACCCTGAATGCCGGTAGCGGCGGCAGCGTGATGGCGACCGACGATATCAGCAGCGTCCACCACCAGCTTGTAAAAGTGGAGTATGGCGTTGATGGCGATGCCAACATGGTATCCGGGACCAATCCCCTGCCGGTGGTGGTTAGCGGCAACGGGACGCAAAACCTTCCGTTCATCCGTTACCTGGACACGGTAGGAGATGGCAGCGGCACCAAAAACGCCGCCGTCGATCACTCTGGTGCAGCGGAGAGTTACCAGATCACCCCTGGCGCTGGCGTGATCATGCGCGTGCAGCGATTGGTGTTTTATATCCGCGATGGCGCGACGTGGGATTACGACAAGTACGGTACAGCCGTTGTCCTGACCAATGGTATCGAGATCCGCGTCTATGATGCCGGGACGCCAGCAACGGTCCTGGATATCAGCCACGCGATACCCATCAAATCAACCGGCCATCTGGCCGGGTTCTGCGGCAACATCAGCGCCATCACCACAAGCGCGGGCACCGATCATATGGTGTCCTGTGTCCTGGACTTTACCGCATGCGGCCAGGTCCTGCGTCTCGATGGAGACGCCGATGAGCAGTTGGAGGTCGTACTCCATGACGACTTCAGCGGTCTCGTGGAGCATTATTTCGTGGCCTACGGATACACAGAGAGCGCGGCAACGTAGGGAGGTGAGCCGTGGCGAACGAGATCCTGACGCCAGCACAGCACTACATCACCTTCAGTAACCTGCCGACAGATTTTATCATCGCAGCTCAGATGACGTCCGCCGTCTCCGCCGCCCTGACACGATTCGACGATGACCACGCGCGCGTGATAAACGGCGCGATCACCGGGGACGGCACGAATGCATACGACCTGAGCACGGACCTCGCGTCATGGGATGAAGACAGTTCCAGCGTTACCGGCGTCGAATATCCGTATACACTTGGCGAGGATAATGAACTCAAGCTGACGGATTGGTCCATCGAGGATGACCCGACCACAGGTATGACGCTCTGCTTTCCCAGCCATACGCCAGCCGCGACCGAGACGATCAAGGTCACATTCGTCGCGCCATGGACGGAAGCGACCGTCCCGTCGAAGTACATCCAGGCCGTGGCGAAACTGGCGGCATCGAACATGGCGCTGATGATCGCGTCGAGGATGGCGCAGAGCAACGAGTCCACTATCGGGGCAGACACGTTCAGGCACAATAGCGCGGCCCGCGACTGGCGGGATATCGCCAAAGACCTCGAAATACAATACAAGGAACTCCTCGGGCTGATAGCGGGAATCGCGGCATCGTCGCCGAAGCCTGCTTCAGTCGACATGCAGATCGACGTAGGCAGCGGATCTGGGTACGGGAAGGTCCACGATTATGCCGACGATTGAATGGACGAATCGCGCAAGCGTCATGTCTGGCCTGGACCGCTATCCGGAGATATTCCGCGAGGAGTTCACCCATGCGCTGGAATTGTCGGCTGAGTTGATCATAGGCGCGACGGTTACCGGGACACCCGTTAGCGATGGCATCCTCGCCGGGAGCATCCATCACATGGGTGCTTATCCGATTGCGGAGGGCTACGCAATAGGCATTGGTGACAATGTTGAGTACGGGGAAGTGATCGAATACGGCAGGCGGCCAGGATCGAGAATGCCACCGAGCGAGGCGCTTCTTCCTTGGGTCTGGGCGCACCGGCAGTATTTCTCCGACGTCGAAACGGAGGAGGATGCCAAGGGTATCGCCTTCGTAGTTGCCCGCAAGATCGCCACGAGTGGATTCAGTTCCGCGCCCGACGGGCCGGGCAAAGGCTGGGGGATGTACGAGAAGGCCATGGCCGCACAGGGACCGGCGACAGAAGCCATCTTCCGCAAGGCCCGGGATAGGATCGAAGCCCGATGTGAGCAGGTGATCTAGTGGCGGATATCAGCAATTACGCAGCGATCGTCGCTGCCGTAGCCGCGAAACTGACGGCTGGCGGGGCGCAGAATGTCTATGCATACCAGCGGCATGTCGCCGATTGGAAAGCCATGCTGGCCTTGTTCCAGTATGGCACGGGTGGCGCGGCAGTAATCCACGGTTGGACGGTGAGCCGGGAACGCGTGGATGAGACATGGCTGACGAACAAGGAAGTGGTCCGCGTCCATCACTTTAAGATCCGTGGATACTACGGATGCAAGGACAGCTCGGCTACGGAGGACACGTTCCAGAATCTTTTGGATACGGTGTCAAACAAATGGCGAGAAGAATTCGACATGGAGGGCACCGCTGAGCAGCGCACGCCGCTACAGTTCCCGATGATCGACCACCGTCTCTTCAGCGGTGTGCTTTGTCACTATGCTGAATGCACGGTCGCAGTCACAGAACGACTTGCAGGAGGTTCATAATGACCAGAGGGGTGACAGCACAGGCTGGCTTCGCCGCCGCATCGTCTTTTTCCCAGGCGCACCAGGCAGCGACGAAT